TTCTTCATCTGTTATTTCAGGAAACTCTTTTTTAAGCTCATTAGCATACACTTGTTTTACTTCACCAACATAATATATATCATCAAAATAAGGTGAGTCAGTATAAGAATAAACTAAATTAGCTGGATCTACATAATCAATTTTAATACCTTCTGATTTATTAAAAGAGTTTTTAACAGCACCAATACCTAATACAACTAAATCATTATTTACTCTTTTAGATAAATACTCGTATTTGTTTTTATCAAAAATACTATTTATAGCTTCTTCTTCTGCTATTTCAATGCTTTGCTTATAATCAAGTTGCATGTGCAACTCTAGCTCTTCACTAGTTTCAGGTAGTTTTGTTTGATCTGTTTTATACATATCAATACCAAACTGACTAGCTACTTGATCATTAAAACCTTTTGCTTGCATGTCTGAAACTATATTACTAACGTAATCAGTTCTTTCTTTAATAGCAGCTGGATCTTGTGAGTATGCTTTAATATCATAAGATCTATCAGCCATACCGTTAACAACTATATCTACAAACTTTGGTATAATTGGAACTGGTTTCCAGTCTAAATTAAGATATGACAAATCACCATTAATAGATAATTCATCTTTATATTTTTTAATTGACTGCTCACCTCTTGAATATAGTCTCAATGAGTGAAAAGATTGTTTGTATGTATTATATCTATTAGAGTTGTCATTTTTATTAAACCACTCGTGCTCTATAGCAGAACCTACTCTAGAGCCATATTCTAAACTCATCTTCTCCACATCGCTAACAGCTTGACTAGGGAAATAGGTTTTGATACCTTTTTTAATCATCTTTATATTATTTGTGATCTTACACCTTTATTATCGTATCTTTTAATACCAAGATCTATTGATTTTATTTTTCTTTCTTGAGTTGGTTTATATAGGTTTTTATTACAAGCCATTAAAGCTAAACCAGAACTTATTGACGCGTCAAATTTAGTTCTATTGTTTATATCAAATTTAGCCCAGTCTTCTAACGTTCTTTGAAAATACATATCACCGTAACTATCACTCAATTGTCCTACGTAATTTTCAATATAACTTTCTATAGCAGCAGCATGTGCTTGCTTAATATCTTCACTTGAATTAGGTATACCACCTATTTCTTTTTCTGTAACTGATAGTTTATTGTAAACTTTATCAGGTCTGTTCATAGAATATCCTCTGTAACCTCTACGTTTTAAGTAATACAATAATCTAGGTTTATTATTTTCACATAGTATTGGCATACCATAAAAAACTAAAGCCATTAAAACATCTTCAAAAAATATCTCAGCTGTTTGTGGTCTAGCTACGTATTCTAAAAAAACTCTATTAAGTGGCGCGTTTTCCATGCTAAACTTAGTAACACCGTGCAAAGCACCATTAGAACCTAATCTATCTACTGTTCCTGATATGTCATAAGAGTCACATCCAAATGCTCCTACGTGTTCGTTACCAGGATACTTAATACCATTTTTAGTTATTACTCTGTTTTGTAAACTAATTTCAGGCACCCAACTAATTTTAAACCTACCGTTATTGCTTGGCATAAATTCTACAGCAGTATCTTTTATACCACTTTTCCACTGAAAACTACCTTTTGTTACAAGGCCAGACATTTTAACTTCTTCGTTGTAATCTATTTGTTGGTAGATTTTAGTTAGATTAAATAAACTTTGTTTTGTTTCATCTCTAAAAGCATGTTGCTCTGTGCGAGGAAACTGTCTGTAATATTCATTTAAAGCATCTTGATCAGACTTTAAACCTTCAACTTCATTATTCCAATAATCTATTACTCCATCTGTAATTTCATCTCCATAAGGTCCAATAATTTTCTTTCCTGGATTTTCGAATACAGGTAATCCATGAGAATCAATGTATCCTTCGTAGTTCCATTCCATAGGTATGAACAAACTATATAGTCCTGAGCGAGTCTGTCCATTGGCGTTTCTTTTTCTAACATCTGAGTCATAATACAGTTTTTTAAAGTTATCACCACCTTTGTTAAGCGCGTTAGATGTTGATCCCATCATGCACTTACCTATTATTTTACTACCTAACCTTAGTGTGGTTTTCGTGACCCTCCAGTTGTTGAGGATGTTGTTGGGCCTTTCCCACTTCCCCGACTCATCATGTACGAGGAGTTTGAGTTTCTCCCCATCGTAGGAGTTATCACCGGTGTTCTTCCAATCGATGGTCGTGTCAAGTCCCTTGAGATCCTGTAATGCTTCATCGGCCGAGGCGGAGGAGGCGGAGGAGGTGGAGGTAAGTTTACGACGGGTGAACTTACTTGCGGGGACACGGTAGGCAAGTTCGGTTTTTGGACGGTCCATTCCGTCCTGGGTCGGTTTGAAAAAGAATGGGTAATTGACGGATATGGGTACCACCTTATCGGTGAACATACTCTTCGCGTCAGGTCCGGACTTGGATAATATACCATACCTACTGTCACTTGATATGGTTGCCAAGTTGACAACCTCTCCGCTTGCCATGAAAGAAAACCCGGAACGCCTGTTCTTAAGGTAACACATCCCAAAGGATCGTGAATCTGCCTTACAAGCTTCCCAGAAAATAAAGAATAATCTATTTGACTCCCTAAAGTTTGGTGCCCCAACATCAATCTTGGACCACTGCAAGTACATGTAATGAGTACCAGTAATGTAAGTAGGAATATCTTTGTTATAAAACCAAAAACCTTCCTCCCTACGGGTAAACTCATTATCGATGTAATCATACCACTCTTCTTTAAATTCTTCTGGATATTGTTTAAAATCAAAAACTGTTTTAATTCTTGATAAAGCTTTTGGATAATCAAACTTACTCCATTTATTATCTTCAAACTTATAAATATTTTTTTGTTTAGGTAAAGCTATTTTTAAATTTTGTATTTCATACACCTCACCTATTTCACCTGTTCTACTTATAACTACAAAGTCGTGTTCTTTATTATAACCGTACTCCCATTTTTTATACCTATTTTTTTTAGCTAAAACTTTAGGTTTAACATAATCAGTAAGTACTTTTATTAAATCTTGCTCGTACATTATTTAGACCTTCCTTCTGCAAAACCTTTAAAAGTTTTTTCTTTTTTAACTTCTTTAGGTTTTTCGTTTAACATATCTTCTTCTTCTTGTATACGTTTAAGTATTTCAAAAGCATCAAATATTGCTAGTTTTTTTGTAGCAGCTGCGTTTTTTAATCTGTCAGCACTGATGTCATCTTCTGAGTCTACAATAGGTTCTTTAGCAACTTTAATAAGTTCGTCCACAGCCACTTGCCCAGCTTGGATTATATTCAACTTCGTCTCCTTTGTATTCATATTTAATTGTAATATCATTAGTTCGCATACGGTATAATCTGTCATTATCTATAACAAATTCATACTCGCTGCTTGGGCTGAACCCAACAAGGCTCCCCTCGTTCACTTTAAAAGCATTTAAGGAACTATTACCATATTTTAGTATACCAACACGAGGACGTTCTTTTTGAACAGTTACAAGTTGTTTTTTATTTTCAACTATAGGTTTAACAAAACAAAAATCAAATGGTGCCTTCCACTCATTATCTTGTTTATATAAAAATATTTGATCATAAAAACAAAAATATAAATCTTCTTTGAAATATGATGAACTGTTTTTTTCAATACCTCTTACGTCATAAAACCTTCTAAAAACATTATGGTGTACAATTACTTCATCACCTATTTTTATATTTGTTTTACCTATTTTTGGTATTGATTTTACAACACCTACTCTATTAACGTACTTATGATCGTCCATCGTAGTATTAATAATAAGTTTTTTACCATCAATATCTACCTCGTTATCGTATCTACCGTTTTTTGGTTCTACTATAAAGCTAAATAAACTTTGCATTAGTATTCTAAATTATATTCGATTGAAATAGCCATGTTAGAATTAAATTTTTTCCAAGGTATGGTTTCACTTTCTTTTTCAATATATATATTATATGAGTTATCTTTTTGATCAAATAATATATTAGATATACAATGTCCTCCGTAGACCTGTTGACCTACGGAGTAGTGCATTGCTTCATTTTTATAGTCAGTTCCTATGCTTATTTTTCTAATTAACTTAGCCATAGGAATTGATTTTATTTTTCTTCTACTTCTTCTTTTTCTTCTTCTACTTCAACAACTTCGTAAGAACCATCTTCAAGATTAATATTAATCTTACCGTATTCTTTTTCTAACTCGTCAGCAGTTTCTTTAGTTTTCTCCATTACATTATTTAAAGCATGTAATAGTTCGTGTTTCTGTGCTTCTACAGCACCAATGTCATTCACTAATTGTGATCTAACTTTTACTTGAGCTTGAATTTTTTTCAATTGCTCTTCACTAATTTTCATTTCTTTTTTACTCATAATTTTGGATTTTTGGTTTAATTAAACTTAATTATTTTTTAAATATACTAGCTGCCTTTTCACCACTTCGTCCTCCAAAGTAGGCTAAAACGACTGCCATCATAACTTTTTCAAAAGTATCATTCCATGTATTATTTATTTGGAACGGTATACTTTCTACACTATCTAAGATACCAGCTAAAGAAAATATAACAATACACCACACTAATACTAGTGGACGTACGTTTTTCGACATCCATGAGTCAGACATTGAGTCTGCTTCCCATCTTGATGTTATAGCTTGTATTTCTTTATTTTGTTGCTCATATATCATTTGCTGTAACTTTACTTTGTCATCTGCAGGTGCATCTGATTTAGTAATAGCTTCAATAGCTTCTTTAGGTGATGTAACACCTTGTAACACATTACCTAATGTAGGATTTATTACAGAAGCCGCACCAAACAATAATTGTCCAACAGTGGTATCTTTAAATTTCTTTTTACTTGACATTTTTGTTGTTATTTTGAAACTTGAATTTTTCACCTGTTATAGATAATTTATCTATCACATCAGTTTGAATATCTCTTAATAGTTTCTCAAGTTTATCTTTTTCAACAACCATGCCAGATACTTTATCTTCTAAGGCATCGTTCTTAGCTTTTAATGCTTCTACCTCTTCTGGATTTTTACCTATAAAAGTATAGATAACAACAGAAAGTGAACCAACTAACATACCTACAATTACTTTAAATATATCGTTGTTTGTATCTGGTATTTCAAAAAATGCTAAAAATAGCAAAAGTCCCATTACAAGTAAAAATACTGTAGCAGCACCTATATACCCTCTTAATTCTTTATCTTTAAACACGTTCATTATTTTTTAGTTTTTCTACCTTTACGATCTTCACCTTTTAAAGCGTTGTCAATATCACCTATTTGGTTACCAACTTCTTTAAAAGCTTTAACTACGTCTTGTAATTCTTGAGTAGTTAGCTTAGCTCTTTTTTTAACTTCTTTAATGGTTGCAATAGCTTTTTCATCAACAGTGGTTTTACTCCATAGAGCTTTCCACATATCTTTCCAGTATTGTTTAGTTAAATTCCACATAGCTTATAATTTTAAAGCATCTATTTTAGCTTTTTCATCTACTGATAAACCAGATACAAATTGTGTAATAGCCATTTTAAGCTGTATGTGTCTTTCGTTTCTAACTAATTCACCTACTTGATCTTCAGTTCTATCTGCTTCTTCAACAGCTCTAACTCTTTCAACGATTGCTACAGAATCCATAGTAGCTAATTTTTGTTGTGCTAATTCGTCAGCACTCCATGTTTCTTCACTCATAATTTAATTTTATTTATTGATTATTAATTACTTATATATATTTACTTGTTTTCTAGCGTTTTTACTCTAGCTTCAAGTTCTTGTATTGATTTAATCAGTAACGGTACTATTTTAGAGTAATCTACACCCTGCATTTCTTCTGCGTCTTTTTCACCTGAAACAGCATCTGGTAACACCTTTTGTAACTCATGAGCCATAACTCCATAAGATCTAGAATCATCTACTTTCCATTTAAAATCATATACAGGAATTTTAGAAACTTTATCAAGTCCATCAAAATCTTTTAAATCTTCTTTTAATCTATAATCAGAAGAAGTGTTAAACGCAGTTGCAGAACCATTTGTTACAATAGAACCTACTACTCCATTAGCATTATAAAAATTAAAATGGTTATAACCAGTAGTTCCTGAGTTAGCACTATTCCAAAAAGCTTGACCTTGAGTACCAGTAATTCTAACTCCAACCTGTGAAGCACTAGGTTCTGCTCCACCAGTATTTACATATATATAACCTGAATTTAAAAGATTACCTGTTACAGTAACACCTGCACTTGTAGTTTCAAACTTTTTTACATTATCATAGTATAAATTTACTGCACCATTAGCAATACCATCCATATACCATTCACCACTCGTACTTCTTAAATTTAAACTATTACTCGCTTGTATAAATAAATTTCCTGTTCCCTCATCACTTATATAGCTATTACTACCATCGTGATATATTTGTAAATCTACAGAAGTTCCAAAGTTAGCTTTAACATTATCGGGAAATTTGACATCTTTTAAAAATTCTGTTCTTGTGTTTTGTCCATCTAAAAAGAAATAAGTAGCTACTCCACCAGAACCATCGTCACTCTGAAAGATAATATCTTTATCATCTACTGTATTTCTTATAATTAAATCTCCTGTGCCATTAGATAAATAACTGTCAGTGGCATCGTGATAAACAATAAAATCACCACCATTTCCGAATCGAGCTGCAATGCCATCATTAAAGTACATTCCAAGAGAAGCTGATACAACTACAGATGTTGTTCCACCATCTAATTTAAAATATTCAGTAATACCTCCACTTCCATTATCAGCCTCAAATATTATATCTTTATCAACTCCACTATTTTTAATATACAAATGCCCAGTACTGTTTTCAATAAGTGAATTTGTACCATTATGATATATTTGTAAATCACTACTTGTTCCAAACTTAATTCTTCCATCATCTAAAAATTTTATATCTTTGAAGAAATAATTTATTCCATCACCACCATCTAATCTAAAATATTCAGTGACACCTCCAGAACCATCATCACAAGAAAATCTTATATCACTATCATCTGCGTTTTGAAATATTTGTATATCACCAACAGCATTATTTATTGCTGATACACTTCCGTTGTGATGAATTGTTAAATCATCAGAAGATCCAAAAGTAGCTTTAGCATTATCTATTAATCTTAAGTTTTTATTATATTGAACTCTATTACCAGCACCAACAACAGTAAAATACGTGTCTAAACCGCCGCTTCCGTCGTCACATCTAAATATTATATTAGCATCATCAACTTGGTTTTCAATATATAAATCACCAG